TGCTGAGTATTGCTCAGTGCCGTAAACTGTCTCAAACATCTTTTCGACCTTGGCACGATATGCCGGATCGCTTTGATATTCAGGCTTACTTATCATTGACTGCAATTCCTCTTTAGACGGCGCACCATCGAAAGAAGAACTGATGGCGATGGTTGGCAAGCCTGAGTACAACAATGACCCGGCATACCGTGCCAAGGTTGAGAAAATGTTTGAACAGGTGTATGGCACCCAAGAATACTCAGCCATTTAATCTAAGCACGGCAGTTGTTTACAATTGCCGTGTTTTTCTATAAAATCACCCTTGACAGACAATCAAGCCTTTGACCTGTCGCAAACGCTTGGGGGCGTAGCGTATATGCCCAAGCCGCAGCCCGTAAGGATACCTGCTTGGCGTAATCGTGTTTTAACTTTGTAATGAAAGGACTAGGAAAATGGCAGTAGGCATTTCCAATGCTTTCGTTCAGTTGTTCGATGCCGAAGTTAAGCAGGCATATCAGTCGTCACGCGCACTGGCTGGCTTAACTCGCGAGCGTACAAATGTCGAAGGTAATCAGGTGAAGTTTCCGAAAATCGGAAAAGGCACCGCAACAGTTCGTGTTCCACAAACTGACGTAACACCACTAAACGTGACTTACTCACAAGTCACAGCCACAATGTCTGACTACATCGCTGCTGAATACAGCGATATCTTCTCACAGCAAAAAGTCAATTTTGACGAGCGCCGTGAGTTGGTACAAGTAGTTGGTAACGCCATTGGCCGCCGTATGGATCAGCTTGTTATTGACGCGCTCAATGCAGCTTCCTCACCGTCAACCGTTGCAACAACTGTTGGCGGTTCAGGCACAAACATGAACCTTGCAAAGCTGCTTGCAGCTAAAAAGGCTCTGGATGTGAAGAACGTACCAGCAGAAGGCCGTTGCATGATTATCCACGCAAACGGTTTGTCAGCATTGCTTGATGAGACAGAACTCACCAGCAGCGATTTTGCGACTGTGAAAAGTCTTAGCACTGGTGAGATTGACACCTTCCTCGGCTTTAAATTCATCACACTAGGTGATCGTGATGAAGGTGGCCTGCCTCTCCCATCAACCCGCACTTGCTTTGCGTTCCATCGCGATGCAATCGGTATGGGCATTGGCATGAACCAAAAGTCAGAAATCAACTACGTTCCTGAGAAAACGTCATTCCTCGTTTCTTCAATGTTCTCCGCTGGTGCGGTTGCCATTGATGACGATGGCATTGTCAAAATCTCAGCGACTGAATAGAAAGGAGATTAGTAATGGCTTTCTCTTCAGCAGGTTGGAACGTGATCGGTGCAGCTAAATCTGGCAACGCACCATCAATGTACACCTACACATCAGCAGACGCGATTGCGACTGTGAACACCGAGGGTTATTTCAACACACTGTCAGACACAGTGGCAGTTGGTGACATCATCTTTGTTCACGACAGCGCGACCCCAACAATGTCAATTGCTGTGGTCTTGTCAAACGCATCTGGTGTTGTTGACATCTCAGACGGCACGGCTGTATCAGTCGCTGACGCAGACTAATCTAAGTGGGGCCGGGCAACCGGCCCCCTTTCCCTATTTTGGAGTAGCGCAATGGCGGCTGGTGATACCAAACTATCAATTTGTTCTGATGCTTTGATTATGCTGGGCGCTGCGCCTCTATCATCATTTGCCACCGGCACTGACGAGGCCCAGGTGGCTGATCGTCTTTATGACGATGTGCGCGATACTCTCTTAATGCAATATGCGTACTCTTGGTCTGTGCAAAAAGTTCAGCTAGCGCAGCTTTCCAGTACCCCAATAAATGAATGGAAATACGCCTACGCGCTGCCCGGTAATATTCTCGGCAACCCAAAAGCTGTTTTTAATACAAGCTCTGTCGGTGCAAATACGGTTCGCGATTTTGAGCTTTACAATCTTGGCCTTTATACAAATTACGAAAGCATTTGGATTGACTACCAGTTTCGGCCAGAGCCAGCAATATTCCCGCCGTATTTTGTGCGCCTGTTAAAGATGGCGTTGGCCGCTGAGTTTGCCGAGCCGGTTACCGACCAGATAGCCAAGGCTGATTATTACCACGCAAAGGCTTATGGATCGCCGTCTGAAAATATGCGCGGTGGTTTGGTTCGCGTGTCTATTAACATTGACGGCGCTGACCGCCCGGCACAGCAAATACAAGAGTTCCCGATCTCAGATATAAGGTTCTAGCATGAGCCGCATCATTCAAATCCAGAATGACTTTACCGCTGGCGAGCTAGATCCAAAGCTGCGGTCGCGTACTGACATCAGCCAGTATAAGTCTGGCCTATCAACAGCGCGTAATGTGAGCATCCAGCCGCAGGGCGGCGCAAAACGGCGTGACGGCACTAAGTTTGTTGAGGAATTAGACAGTGGCGCGGCTAACGCTGTGCGAATGGTGTCATTTGAGTTCAGTGTTAGCGACAGTTATATGCTGGTCTTTACGCCCGGTAAGATGTACGTTTTCAAAGACGGCGCGTTAATTAAAAACATTAATGGCAGCGGTGATGATTTTTTGGCTGTAGCTAGTTTGACTAGCTCTATTTTGCCGGAAATGAATTGGGTGCAATCTGCCGACACCGTTATTGTAGTGCATCAAGACCTGCCGCCGACAAAGATTGTGCGTGGCGCAGGCGATACAAACTGGACAGCCAGCACAATCACATTTGATTTTGTGCCTAAGTATGCTTTTACTTTAAGTGTAACTGCCGGAACCGCATATAACACTGGTGTGGCACATGACCACCTAGAGCCGTCTGCCGCATCTGGCAACCTGACACTAACAGCAAAGCACAGCGGATCAGACGCTAATATATTCACCAGTTCTGCCGCCAGTTACATTGGGCAGTACATCAATGTGACGCCGTTTGGTCGATTGCGGATTGTGCGTAGGGTATCAGCAGCCAAGCTAGAATGCTTTGCCGAGGTGCCTTTGTTTGACACCAGTAACATTGATGACGCTGACTGGGAGTTTGAAAGTGGCTATGAAGAGGTGTGGTCGTCTAGCCGGGGCTACCCACGCAGTGTGACATTTCACGAAGGCCGGTTGTATTTTGGTGGCACTAAGCAGCGGCCATCAACTATCTTTGGATCGAGGGTTGCTACCTTCTTTAATTTTGACCCCGGCGAGGCTCTTGATGACGCGGCGGTTGAGGCAACATTAGACACCGGCACGTTTAATGCAATTGTTGATATTTTCTCTGGTCGTCACTTGCAGATCTTTACGACCGGCGCTGAGTTCTATGTGCCTCAAACACTAGATACGCCCATCACGCCCAGTAATCTAATTGTCAAGCAACAGACTGCTTTTGGCAGCAAGCCGGGCATTCGGTTGCAAAACGTAGACGGCTCAACCTTGTTTATTCAAAGGCAGGGCAAGGCTATCCAAGAGTTTATTTTTAGTGACGCAGTGCAAGCGTACACGTCAGCAAAGATCTCGCTGTTGTCATCGCACTTGCTAAAGACGCCAGAAGAAATGGCAGTGCGCGTTGCCACGTCAACTGACGAGGGCGACCGGCTAATGCTGGTAAATGGCGAAGATGGCAGTATCGCTTGTTATACCTTGCTGCGAAGCCAAAATGTTATTGCGCCGTCAGAATGGACAACCGATGGCGAGTTCTTAAATATTGGTGTTGACGTTGACGACATATATACTGTTGTAAAGCGCACCATTGCGCCTTATGCCACCGCCACGATTACTGTAACTGACGCTGCAAATATTGCAAACAGCGGAACTGTTGTCATGACTGATAATGCTGGCACGTCAACAACATTTACGGCTGTTACCGGCACCCCGGCTAATAACCTTCAGTTTCAAGTTGGCGGTTCTCTTACAAACAATCAAGTCGCAGACAATTTAGCTACAGCTATTAATTCGGTTGCCGGGTATGACGCGCCTAACCCTGCGGCTAATGTTGTTAATATAACTCGCAAGGTTACTGGTGGTAACAACTTAACAATTACATCAAGCGATGCAGTCAGACTTACTGACGTTGACTTTACGGTTTCTGCAACTGACAGATATTACGTTGAAATATTTGATGCAAACGCATTGCTTGATTGCTCAGTTGTTGGTGGTGCGGCGTCATCTGTGGACATGAGCCACTTAGAAGGCGACACCGTTAAGGTAATCCGCGATGGCATCGTTGAGCCTGATCAAGTTGTAGGCATTAGCCCATTTACCGTTACCTTTGCCACTGCGGCGTCTACAAGCCACGAGGTTGGCCTTAACTTTACGCCAGAGGTAAAGACACTGCCGGTTGAGCCAAACCTGCCCAGCGGCTCTATAAAGGGATTTAAGAAGCGTATCTTTGAGGTAAACGCTGAGTTGTTTGAAACGCAGTCGCTGACAATTGACAACAAGCTGATCGCGTTTCGGCAATTCGGGGCAAACGTATTTGGCAGCGCAGTGCCTGAGTACACAGGCATTAAGACATTGCACGGCCTTTTGGGTTATACTTATGATGGGCAAATAACAATCGGCCAAGAGGTTCCGCTAAAAATGACCCTTCTTGGCATTGATTACAAAGTGAGCGTAGGACAGTAATATGGCACAGGCTATCCCATTTTTGATTGCAGGAATGACGCTTTTAACCGCAAGCCAGCAATTAAAAGCTGGCAAGGCGCAAGCTAGTGGTCTAGCAAGGCAAGCAGCATTTAAAAAAGTGCAAGCTCGCAGCGAAGTGTTAAAATTTAAACAGCAGGGCATTGCTGTTATGGACAATATTTTAGCGACCAAAGCAGCAATTAACGCAAGAGCAGCAGCCGGGGGCATTGACCCATTCAGTGGCAGCGCCAACGCTTTGGCTTTGTATGCTGAGAAAAAAGGCGCAAACGAACTTTATATAAGCCGTGACGGCGAACAGATTGCCTTTGGCACTGGCGAGGCGCAGGCAATGCAATATATGTCTCAAGCTAAGTCAGCAATCTCTGCATCAAGGGCGCAAGCGTTAGGTACAATAATGCAGGGCGCAATGATGGGTATGTCACTGGGCGGCGCACCCGCTGGCGGCAGCACTGGGCTGCAAGCTGGTCAGTCAGCAACGGTGTCAAGGGCAGGTTTTAGAGGATACGGCGGGTAATGGCAGAGCTACCAAAATATAGACTCTC